CTTTCCGCCATACACCTGCGTCCGTCACTTATTCAGATCGGGTTCTGAACAGCACCAGTATCAATCAATGCGACCTCCTTCAGATGTCTCTTCAACTCGTCATCCAACATTAAAGTGATTCTTCCACCTGTTAACCAAAATGATCCTCGTAATACTTCAGCTACCAATATTCCATATAATAGATCTACTCTCGCAACCGCTGGCAGATCATCAACGTATAACATTAACTTCGTCGCATCGTCTCTTATAAAGAATTGATTTCTTGGTGATAGAGATAACAGATATTGATGCATTTCATTTCTCGCATAATAGGCAAACGCATTTTTGTACGCTTCTTCCCTATCAGGACTTGCATCTATCGCCTTGAAAAAATGTTCTATCATGTCCCCCCGCGATCTCCATATTTTGTAACCTGCCTCAAATGTCGGATCATCATATCTAAATGAACCATACGTCCCTCTTACTGCGTTAACGGCGTTCCTTACTCCTCCGGATATTTTATCCATCATTCCTATGTACTGTAATGCTGTTGTACTCTCTGTTCCTGGTTGTACATTTGGCGCAATCTCAATTCCGTGAACCAGAAATTTAATGTTAGCTATCCCTATCCTTTCATCTTTCTCTATCAACCTGCATTTATATACTACGTCATCTTTATACTCTTCAACGACGTAATTCTTATACCTTTTAATCTCTCTTAACAAACCTTCACCAAACATTCTCATCTGGTTTTTGCTCAATGGTATCTTCTCTATCGTTTGCGTTATTCTTTCAGTTAATCTTTCTCCTAATACTGCCTGTTTCGGTATTACAAAACCGTTCTCTCTTAAAATATTTGCATGTTGCCTTGATCTATTATACCTGTCATTATTCGTGATTCCTTCTAAACTTCTTCCCATTTTCTCAAGTTTTCTGTCATCAAACGTTTCTCTCTTTATCATGTATTCATTTCCTACTATATTTAATTTTATTATTTTTAGCGCTGCCGTTATTCCTATGTCTTTTAATATTTTTCTATCAAGTGTCATTTTCTTACTTTCTTTATTATATGATATGTCATACATCAACTTTCTTTTCATCTTACCGCGGGGGGTATGTATTGACTCTTCCTCCGTAAAACTACCATCACTTCTTTCTACTGAAAAACAAGGAAATTCACCGCCTTTCTCTATATATAGCCACATTAATGGTAGATAGAAAGACATTAATTCTTTTCTTTGCTTTCTTCCTTTCTCAGCTGTATCTCTAGTATCTTCATATCCATGACATGGTACTATTTTACCCATCTCCGTTATTATCTCCTTCGCTCTTGCACTCTCAACCTCAATTGTAACCCTTAACGAACACATCGCTCCCAAGCATGTCATCAATAATTTTAGACCTCTTGTATTTCTTATTCTCCAACACATATCATCACACAACGCTCTTAACTCTTGTACTGATTGATAAATTGATGTAACCTCGTTACTATGCTCTTTGGTAAAAATTGCTATTCTATCGGGATAACCCACAAAACAGCCATTCACACATTGTTGCTGCAGAAATACCATACTACTTCTACTTAACTCTTCATCAATATCAAACCCTAACTCATTCATTGCTCTTTTATCATCCTCAACATTCTTCTCCATTAGTTCCTCACTCCCACTATAAACTATATTTGCATCATCACCCATTGCACGTACCATCGCCCTACAACTTGGCGTTATCTCACTATTCATCGTCTCTATACCTCTTATTATTCCAGGTAACAATGCTGTATGATGCGCAGATGTATCCGCCCTTCCAGATGAAAATGTTCCCTCAGCGTTTACCATCTCACCGAATGCTGTGCTTACATAAGTTACAGCTGTTTGGGTATTATGTCTTTCTATCATCAACAATTGCATCAATGCGTTTACGTATTCATTTTCCTCTATAGTCTCACCTTTATCATCTATTACCTTCGTCCACTTCTCCTTAAATGGTCCTGCCACATTATGTCTGGTTAACCGCGCTATTTCTAATTCAAACGTATGTATTATATCTCTCGTTGTTGGCTGTATTGCTGCATCCATTCCTTTAACATCCATTGATGATAACATCACATTCTCCAAGCTCGATAACTCTAACATATCACTTATATCCACTGCGCTTCCACTTTGTTTTCCCTGTGCTGCGGCACTCATATATTTAAATAATGAAGTTAATATCACGTAACTTGCCATACTACCCAACAATCCTTCATTATTTATTCCAGCTATCATTCTTTGTCTCCTGTCTATCTGTTGTCTTTCTACCGCAAAGATAGGCGCTTGTAACCTTGATACGAATTGTATTATATTTCTATACTCAGCACTATCCATGGCCGCCCTTGGTATTCGTTTCTTCAAAAGTACTGACATAACTTTATCGGATGCTTCTTGCTCATCAAGTTTTACTCCCGCTGATGTCATTTTAAGTATATCTAAATACTCTTCATCTAACTTTATATCATTTAATGTTTTTATTACTTTATTCTTAAATGCCAATAGGTACTTTACTATCTCGTCATATATTGTCTCGCTTTCATATATTTGTCTCAATACTCCATCTGATGTTTTTTCAGTTGGCTTAGGTGCCGGTACAATTTTCTGTCTAATTGTAGGTTCCACTGCTTTTTTAAGTGATAGTTCTGTCGCTGTTTTAAAGTATGTTCCATCATTTGTCGCTAACCGTGTCACAACATATGCCCTAGTTATCTCAGCTTGGTTTCTAGACCTGTTAATTTTCATATTAATATAGTTGTTAAGCTCTTCTGACAATTCTCTTTTCCTTTCCTCTCTTGCTTTTGTAAATCCTCTCCTTACTATCTCATATTCTCTTGTTTCTTTCATTCTATAACCTTGTATACACATATCTGGCGTCCATATTGGAGTCATAGTCCTTCCCATTACATCCAGCGCTTCATTAATCCAATTTCTTGCTATCCCCTTTATTCGTAATTTCTCATCCTGATAACTTTCTTTAGCCATCAATAAGTAATTATTCATACACATCATCATTTCGTCTTCATCAACGTTTCCCATTATAAAATTTGATCCTATATGACATAATGCATATATTAATAAAGGCATAATACTAACTACCTTAAGATGTTCAAACTTAATTCTTCCGAGAATTCTATTCTCGTAAAACGGATATTCTGCATTATTATACTCTTCGTCCATTTCTTGTAACATCTTTGATAATATACCTCTGAATATATTCACCTCACTAAAAATTTTATCAAAAGTTAAAATCACCCCTGCTACTTGTCTCCATATATTCGACAATCGTGATTGACATTGATTGCTTTCAATCATATCTCGTATCAATCCATATCTAGGATCTTTTTCGTCCATCTTCTCGTAAAAGCTTCCTACTCTAAATGTCGCTAAGTAATCATATTGATGGTTTATCTTAAATGACTTTCCATTCTCTGCTAGTGGATACATTTTTTCGTCGAATTCGATTGGTTTTTTGATTTCCGTCGGTATTCTTAATTTTTCTGCCAGCGTTACACTTTTTTCTGATTTTACTATTATGTAATCTATCATCTTACCTCTATCTTTTATCAATCCGTAAATTTGTTCTTGCATATCTTGTATTTTATTCACTGTCATTTTAAAATTGAAGGTATATCTAGGGTCGTCGTGAGTCATTCTTATACTGTCCTCTCATCGGTGGTGTGGTCT